CGGCAGGGAGACTTTCCGGTCTTACCTACCATACGTCAAGTCATCAGGTCCATGTTGTCTATCAAAGGGGAATTTACACAATAATTTGGACTTGACCGTTTGATGTGCGTCGTCTGCATCGATTTTATAATTGCATGTTTTGCATAAATACACTTTCTTTCCATATACTTTTCCCTGGTTACTTGTCGTTCGCTGATCTTTTCCAATTAAATCCCCATTGCAATTTTGGCACTTTAACAAACCTGTTAACAGAAAAGATGTTTTAAAATGTTTCGGTGGAATTTTTCTCTCGTTCTTTGTTTTGTATAGATTCCAGCAATACTCCCATTCTTCAATCGTTAATACCGCCGGAATAAGTGGACTTTTTTCCATTATCCACTCACTTCTGTCTTTTAACGCATTGTGTTTCTTTTCGTGTTTTCTTCTGATCGCGATATAACCTGCATAAAAGGGATTCGTAATGATGTTTTTTACACGGTCTTTAGTCCATGCTTTTCCACGATAACTGTTTGCAGGAAGCTGTCTGGCAATAGATGAAAAACCATGATGATTTTTATATAACTCAAACACTTTTTTCACCAATTCTATTTCAGCTTCCACTATATCAAACTTTTCGGTTCCTCCTTCCTTTTTGGAAGTATACTGATACCCAAACGGAGCTCTGCCACCTGTCCATCGTCCATTTTTCGCCAACGTTTCAATTGCATTTTTTGTATTGATCCGGATTTTATCCAGCTCATATTTGGCTACTCCATCTTTAATCGCTCTAAAAATGGTATCGCCAAAATCATATAAACTTTCTGTTTCACTTTCGATGATTGGGATATCTAATATATGCATCGTTGCGCGTATCAAATCATGTTCTTCAGGTATGCGTGCAATGCGGGAATGTGAGTAGATAATAACGAAGTCAAATTTCTTTTCATAAGCTGCAGCAATCAATCGCTTATATCCTTCACGATCTTTTTTTCGTGAAGACACTCCCTCGTCCAGAATTTCCTCCACAATTGTACATTGATATTTTTCGGCTAAATCATAGGCGCTACGACGCTGTGTTTCCATTGTCTGCTTATGCGTGGAATGCCGACCATAAAAAACCCCCTTCATGCCGGGTGTCAAAATCTTAGATAAGTCCAATTTCTTCCCTTCCCTCCAATCCTGTAAATAATGGATGACGGAAAATAATTTCAATTTTCTCTTTACTGACCCGAACACGAGAGATAATGTCCTGCAGCAATTCTATTTTTTGATCATCTGCCATGTCTGGATCAATCATTTTCAACGATGACTCCTGTTTCCAATCATGTATCGTCTTAAACTTTTCGTTTATTTCGAAAATCCTGGATTCTAATTCGGATTTAACAAACAAGCTTTGTTCATATTTCTTTAACATCTGTAACATCGACTTGTTTAATTGAAGTTCTTCTTCCTTTGCCAGAGCATGCTCCACTCTCTGTACCATACTTTCCTCTAACTGTTTAAGTTCACGGTCAATTTGCTCAATGGCTTCGATATATCCCTTCGTTTCTCCCTTGTATATTTTCTCAATAACCTCCGCAAATTGCGTATGAATAATTTGGTTAAAGAACTCATTCGCATGTTCAATAACTGTGTTTTCTAACCAATCTTTTGATGCTCGCACTTTGGAATGTTTTTTACATTTATACACTAAAAACGTTTTACCCTTTAATTGATGTGGCTTGCCATGCATTACTTGATTACATTCATCACAATAAACAAGCTCTTTTAATAAAAATACATGGTTTTCATTTTGATTTTCTTTTGATTTTTTGCGTCTCTTTACAACCTTACTCATTTTCTTTTGAACGTTTTCCCATACTGTTTCATCGACAATCTTAAGATGCGGCACATCTTTTTCAATTTCTTCTCCCTTTATGTGAGATATTCTTTTTCCTTTGTAAATAGGGTTTGTAAGAACGTTTTGCATATTAGAATAGCTCCATTCCTTATTATCTTTAAAGCGCAGTCCCAATTCGTTTACTATCTCTACAAATTTTGTGAGGGAGCTAAAATCTTTTTGCAAAAATAAATCATAAACGTTTTGGATTGTCTTTACTTCCTCTTCAACTAAAATCCAATCAGACTCCTCCTTATCCTCTTCAAGATCCTCTCGGGGTGATCGATACCCAAATGGAATACGTCCCCCAGCATGTTTTCCTTCTCTTGCTACAGTTACTTTAGAATCTTGCAATTTTTGAACCAATTTTTCAGCATCTTCCTGGTTCATGGCGGCGACAATCCGTTCAATTAATTCAGCCTCCGCCGTATACATCATAGGAAATTCAAAGTCCGCTGCGAAAATGACATTTACCTTATGCTGCCTTAGTAAATCATATAAACTCATATACTGTTGTACATTTCGTGCCAAGCGGCAACGGCTGTACACAATTAAATTTTTTACCCGCCCCTTTTTTATTTCTTCGATTAGCTGCGCCATGCCCTTTCTCTCTTCCATTTTCTTTTTTCTGGCGGACGTTTCTCGATCCATAAACTCATCATCGATCAATAAACGGTTTTTTGTTGCTACCTCATGCACATGCTGCATTTGCATTTCAATGGATAGCTTCTGCTTTTCTTTGCTAATCGAGTTGCGGTAATAAGCAACCGTTTTCAATCATCCAACACCTCCGAATCCCTTTTCGTTTCTTGTCTGTTCTGTATTTGCTTCAAAATAATATCTGTGTACAAATCAAACCACTTTTCAGCTGCCTCTGGATCATGAACATATTGAATAGAAACGACTTGGCAAGTTACTTTTGGGATTTTTCTTTTCATTTCTATCTCTCCTCAAAAAATTTATGATGTTTTTCTAAAACTTAAGCTTACAAACAGGATTTTTTTGGATGAATGTTGAAATACAATAAAGCCTTTGTTTCTAACCAAACCTGTATTTCTTTGAAAATACATGCGTCTAGCCATTTTTATGGAGGAATTCGAATATGTTGCAACATATAGGAGAACGAATTCGTGTGCTAAGAAAACAAAAAGGAATCAGTTTAAATGCTTTCGCTGAACGTTTAAATGTTTCTCCCGCTTATCTCAGCAACCTAGAAACCGGTAAAACAGATACCATTCAGCTTTCACTTCTCGAAAAACTTCAAGAAGAACTCTCACTCCTTCCTGTTGAAACAACGCATTCCAGTGATAGCGAATTCGATATTCGGATCCAGCATGTCATGCAACAACTAAAGGAATTAGAACAAAAGCACCCTGAAGTCGCCGACTACCTCCTTTCCACACTGGAGCGAGGAGTTCATTTGTTTTTAAATGAAAACTCCACTCGCTAATTTTATGATGAACAAATTTTGGTAATTTTATTCACCATAATAAACACCTATTCATAATAATGAATAAAATTAACAAAAAAGGAGAGCCTAACCATCAACCGGTTGGCTCTCTTTTTGTTGGAAGGCAACTTGAATCTGTTTGGCTTGTTCCTGACCGATTTCTTTATGCAATAGGTGATGAATTGCACTTCCCTTAAACTTCTGTTCCCATGCAACCATTTTTTCTTGGATCATTTGAGCAACGGGGTGGCTATGAAGATCGTGGATGTCGTCAAATGAAAATTTTCCTAAACTGCTATTTACGGAGAAGCGAACTTTCACATCTTCCATCGTATTCCCCCTTTGCTCATACATATGCAGAAAGTGAGGTGGGACAACCCTGCAAATCGCCCAAACTCATTGTTTGGTTCATCCACACATATATATGGGATATGGGACAAACAGAGTTGGAGGCAATCTGTATGAAAGACACTTTTCAAGAAAGATCGATTGCTTTATATTGCCGCGTTTCTACGGACGAACAAGCTCGGGAAGGGATTTCGCTCGATGAACAACAAGAACGGCTAAAAGCTTATTGCCGAGCCATGGGATGGAGTGAAGAACCTCTACTTTTTATAGATGACGGTTATTCTGCTAAGAATCTTGATCGTCCGGAATTAAATCGTTTATTAAAGGAAGTAAAAAAGGGGACGATTTCCAAAATATTAGTCACGAAATTGGACCGTTTGAGCCGACGACTATTGGATCTTTTGAAATTAATTGATATGTTCCAAGAATATAACGTTTCATTTATTTCGATTAGCGAATCGTTTGACACCAATACTCCGTCCGGACGTCTCACACTCCAAGTCCTTGGCGCGGTTGCCGAATTTGAACGGGAACGAATTCGGGAACGTGTTTTTGAAAACATGCTGCACGCAGCCAGACAAGGAAAATGGTTAACACAAAGCCCTTACGGTTACAGATTAGATGTAAATAAAGAATTAGTTATTTATGAACAAGAAGCACAAATCGTTCGAAAAGTTTATGATTGGTACCTTAATAAAGGGCTCGGCTACTATGCGATTGCTAAAAAGCTAAATGAAGAAGGAATAGCTTCTCGTCAAAAAAAGGAATGGTCGATTCGTGCTATTAAACGAATGCTTACCAATCCCGTATATAAAGGAACTCTGGTTTGGAACCGTATCGACTCCAGTAAATCGAAGCGGGTAAAAAAAGATGATGCCGATTGGGTTGTCGTTGAAGACGCTTGTCCAGCTATTATTGATCAAGTTACATGGGAACAAGTACAAAAAAGAGTAAATAAAAAACAAATGGCACCTCGAGCACAGACAAGTCCGCATTTGCTTGGTGGACTATTAAAATGCGGCAGATGCGGTTCAGGAATGAGCATTGGTTGGTCAGGTTCAACGAAAAATCGCTATCGTGTTTACCGTTGTTCCGCTAACAAAAACAAAGGAACGTGTACAAGCAAACAGTACCGCGCTGACGATGTGGAATCATGGTTTAAACATGGGTTATTAAAGTTAGC